TGGTGGTCTCAGCTTGAGTGTACCCCTCGCGGGAAAAGATGCGCTCCCAACCCTTGCGACCGATCACTTCCATGGCCTCTGCACCCTCTCTGATCGCATACGCCTCGAGCTGCCTAATCAGGTTGCGCCACAATTCGATGCGCCCCCCGCCTACGAGTAGCACGCGACAGGTGATGTGGCCGCTTTCCCACTTCATCAGATCCGTCACGCAGGAGCACAGGATCCGGTTCGCCTTCGGGAGAAACGCCATCCAGAGCTGCGCCTCGCCGCCCAACAGTCGCTCGTAGATCGAGTCGAGCGTGGCCTTCTGGGTACGCGACAAGGCAAGCTCCAGCTGCGAGCTTGCGAGCCACCAAATCTCATCCACCTTGCTCGGAGGGATGGCGAGCAACTCAACGTCAGCCGGCGAGAACAACTCCGTATTGTCGATCGCTGCCACCGGCTGGATGGTGGATTGTGACTGCTCCATCACTGGTCACCGCGTAGGTGGTTCCGAGTGCGAAGTCCAAGGCGGCTGCCGAGGAGATCGGACTCATGTTGGCGTGTTGATCGACCTTGGCTCGTGTCCGAATCACCTCGGTCTGCGTGGATGGCGTCCCGTCGAGGATCACCTTGAAGGCGTTGTTGCCGTAGCCCTGCTGCACCTGATTGACCACCTGAGCGATCTTGCGCATGTGCTCTTCGGTGTTGCCTCGAAATAGTTCCGGTGCTGTGGGCTTGTCGGCCATCTACTTCTTCTTGCGGGACGACTTCTTGGCCGCCCGAGCCTTCACGCGAGCCATCCCGGCTCGTTCGAGTTTTGTCAGCTCCTTGCGAGCGGCCTTCACTTTCCTCAGGTCATTCGCAGCCAGGTTTCCGTAGACGGATATGGAGAACCCTTCGTCTACCCGCTTCTTCACCGCAGAAAGGTTCTTCTTGTACGCGCTTCCGGTCGCCCTCCTGCCCTTGGGTCCTTTCAGTCCGATCCTGCCCATGGTTCACCTCTGCCCTGAACTCGCGCTCCACACATTCAGCCCGAGTGCGTTGTCCCACCCGGTTGGGAGTGAGATGCGGAAAGAATGGAAGCGCCCATCCACTCGGACAGGAGCCACACCATCCTCGTTGATCTTGCCGACGTGCCCGTACTTCAGGGAATTCTTCGCACGCGAAACCGAAGCTGCCTGGATCGTAGGGCTCGCCGACTCGACAATGATCTCGGCCTTCTCGGTGAGAGAGCGCCCAATCGGACGCAACGCACGCCGGCCCGTCTCGAGCGTTCCCGTAAGCCCCGCTCCCGAGAAGTCACTCAGCACGAAGCTGGTGTTGAAGGCTCCGAGCTTCATCGCGCCCGGTGCGGCAATGCGAGCATCGAAGGAAACGAGCCCCGCGCTATCCACACCGCCATCCGGGAATGCAGGATCATCCGTCGTATTGTCCGGATCTCCCACAACACCGGGAGAGTCGATCGTCAATCCCACATTCACCGCCTCGGTGATCCACTCCGCATCGAGCAGGCCATGGCTGAACTGATCCAGAGCCCAGTTGTAGACAAGGAACTTGTTCGGAACGCCACTGCTGTTGCCCGAGCCCGGGTAGAGAATCCAGATCTCCTTGCGATCCGGGTTCTGAGCAGCACTCACCCGATGCGCATTGCTGAAGTCGAGATCGGCGAGGAATGTCTTGTCCACACGCTCATGGCCGATCGAGGTGGATTCGGTGTAGTCGTGCAGGTAGAAACCGTCTTCACTGAGAAAGAAGACTTGTCGGCCAAACGGGATGCAGATCTGGGGCACCAGCAGCCCCCTCTTCTGCTCCAGCCGGTTCAGCGAGAAGATGGCATCGCCACCCTGGTAGTCGAGCCGGTAGACTTGACGCTCCTGGAAGGCGAGCCCTACTTCCGCTCCCGAGAGGACTCTCTGAATCTGCCCACCATCTCCAGCCAATGCTTGTCGGTCGGACTGCACAGCTCGAGCCACGTCCGAGCCCGGTGTCGGCCAGTTGAAAGGATCATTTCGAGCACTCCAGTGGAGCACGTTCGGGCCGCTGCCGTTGGTGCCGTCGAAGGTGTTGCCGAGGATGACGAACGTCCCGAGAATGCCGATGTGGTGGGCTCGTGGGGCGACAGTTTTTGTTGCAAGAGGGTTCCCTAGCTGAACGAAGTTCGTGCTCTTCCCGATCTCGAAGGATTGACTGTCGTCCTGAATGTTCACCGCAAGAACGAAGTCCTCGAAGACAACGAGTTCCCACGTATCCGTCCCGCCACAACGATAAGCTCCGCTCGTGCGAGTGACATCGATTGTCTCGTGGGCCAACTCGTAGAGCTTTGTCTCAGTGCCCACGAAGTTATACGGGTTGCCTGCGTTGTCGATGCCGGCCACCGAGCCCCGAGGCCGCTCTGCAAGGGCGGTGAATCCAGCGAGCGCAGACAACGCATTCACCTTCGCGTAGCCCCCCGTGATCGGCACCATGTTCTCGGCCTTCAGCAAGCCGGGGTTCAGGTACGGGGAGAGATCCGGTAGATACTGCCCGAACGCAATGGGCTGAGGCTCCTGCATCAGAACACCGTGACGGAAGGCTTCATGCGCAAGACTCCCGGCCCCCACTTGTACTTGTCCTCGTTGATCCGTCCGATGCGAATGGCCTCCTGATAGAGAGGCACATGAGCCATAACTCGATCTGTATCTTTCAAATACAAGCCCGCTTCGATCAAAGATCCGTGTAGCAACACATCCGGATACTCGCGAAGCAGTCGGTTCGTCTGCATGTCCTGGCCTAGATGCACCGTCCCACGCTTATAGAAGAGATCGTAGTCGGTGGAGCCCGGCCCTGGGCCGATGTAGAGACGATTCCCGAATACGTCCCCCACCCCGGGTACAGGAGAATTGCTGGCTACCTGCTGCTGTGCCTTGAATACAGTGTCGCGTGTGGCCAGCTCCAAAGACGGAAGACTCGTATCCCCGGTCCACTGAATGCGAATCCCGGTGGAATAGTCATCGGGGAGCACAATGTAGTTTTGCCCCGAAATCGAAGTCCCGGAGGCAATGGCATCCGCCTCTGGAAGACGCATCCGGCGCTGTGCATCACACTCCACGAGCCAGATGAAGCCTTTGATGCTCTCATCGAGATCATCGCGTGCGAGCCACTCACTCCCAATCGTCTCAATCAGCTCATCGTAGGAGAGGAAGCTCATCTCTTCTGCCCCGGGGCAATGTACTCACGCAAGGGCTTGCGACTCACTCGGCCCGGGGCTGTGCGGTACTTCAAGCCTTTCGCGGAATCGAGGAGTGCGGCGACCTTCGTCCAGTCGTTACGATCGAAGAGATCAATCCCGATCTTCTTGAGCCGCATGTACTCGCCCAACGGAATCGAGGCCACCTTCCTGAAGTCTCGGCTAGGGGAATACCCGTCATGCCCTGAGAGGCGCTGCCGGCGGTTATCATTGAGAATCGTGCTCGTCTCGTGGACGGACTGGATGATCGTTTTGCCATCCGTGTCGTCGTAGTGGTGGACATCAATCGGCCCCCACTGAGAGAGATAGGCGAGTGTGTTCTTCTTGGGCTTGCGGCCGAAGCCTGCGTCGCCTCGGATCATCGTACCCACTTCAGAGCATCGCTTGAACTGAGCCGAGAGATCGTTGATTCCCGTCCCGATCTCTTCCGAGAGGCTGACTTCTCGCTCGGAGGACTCTTCGTTCTCAGCCATTTCGCCCTATCTCCAAGGCCGTTCTGCAAGCGGTGTCACTATGACGGTTGTAGGGCCGGAGGTACCGAAGAAGTGGACATTCGTATGTCCTCTCGGGACATCCAACACCGTGTTGCCGTAGTGCTTGTTCATCGAGATGCCTTCTCCGACTGCGCTCATTGTGTCGCCAACCGCTCCAGTCCTGATCCATGCGGAGTTGCCTTCAGACATCATGGTTTGACACACAATCCAGTGAGCCCGAGTCCCATCGTCGAGGACAGGGATCACCACCGTAGCGTTTGCCTGAAACCCTAACGCGACGGCGACACTCGGCCCTCCTATCGCATAGATTGGCTGTACGCCATCGGGCATCTGAACCTCACGTGGGACGTGCGCTGAGTGGAGTCAGAATCACCGTTCCCGCACCATCGGCCCAGGTATGAACATGCGTGTGGCCACGAGGGAGCTTGAGAAGCAGATCGCCTGAGTTGCGCTGCAACAGGATGCCCTCGTTGGCCCCAGTCATCACATCCCCAACGGCCCCAGTCTTCACATACACCACCACTGCGGCCAGCACCTGCACCACTAGATAGCGTGGACGCCCACCAGAGGCGTCAAGAGTAGGGATCGCTGTAGCGACATTCGACGCAGCCACCGTCACGGCCGTCACGGCTCCACCTATGGGATATGCCAAGCCCATTGCTCACCTCCGCATAATTACGGCAATGCGGCACGTACCCACCGTGGCAACAGAGTCATTCACTACTTGGAGAGATCCACCCTCCGGCACCACGTCCGTGCCATCGGACTGCTTCGAGATGTTGAACGTCAGTGTTCGGCCAATCGCAGATTCGGCGATATCGACGGTGAGAACCCCAGTTGTGATGGCCACCGCCGTACCCGCTGCATTGCGGATGCTGAACGTCAGGTCTTCGTCCGCGCCCGTGAACTCGGTCTCTTCGGTGACGTACACGGTGGTCAATCTCCCGCCGTCCGGCACGGGAATCATGGAGGTCACTGGGGCGTTGGCCGCATCGATGATGTCGGGAAACTGAAGGAAGTAGTCGTTGAGACTTCGCATGGTGTGCTCCTTTGGCGTTCCGCCGATTTCTCGACTTCACCGCCGGATACTGGGCAGCGGCCCCTTTTACCAGAGCCGCTGCCCTATGGCTTGCCGCTACGAGGTGAGCAGGTCGTGAATGAATCCATTGCCGCTCTGGTTCCCACCCTGAAGCGTCCACTCCACGAGAAGCTCTCGAACCTCGGTGTCCCCCGTCTTCGCCAACGCGAACTGCCGGAACGGCCGCAGGAAGCAGATCTTCCACAGCTCAGGAGTGAAGCAGAAGAGGTCGCGATCTCGCTGGAAGCGGTTCGGGATGATGGTGTGCTCGCCGAAGTCACTGACGTACACGTCGATCGCGGCCACGAGGCGCTTGTCCTCACCCCGGTCGAAGCGAGTCGAAGAGCCAGTCATCTCCGAGATCACCGTCTTGTTGAACGGCCCGCAATGCACCACGCTCGGATCGCCACCGTTCGTCCATGCTCCCTGAATCACACCCTTCAGCATGGACTCGAGCAGTGCTCGCTGCGTGCCATCGGTGGGAGCATCGAACAGGCCCGAGGTGTTGTCCCATCCGCCCTCGGCTCCTGCGCCTCCACCCCGGTTGACGTGGGTGCCATCCAGCGCTGCACCCGACTGATAGAATGCGTCGTTGGACATGGCCTGCACGGCTGCGGAGCGGCGAATGCCACCCCCGTCCGCAGCGGCCACACTCGCCATGTTGGCCACAGTCGTCTGTCCGACGCAGCCGAACTCCATGTCTCGCTTCAGCTCCTTGGCCTTCTTGGCGAGCTGGTACGACAGTTCCGAAGAGCGGCCCGCCTTGT